CTACCATTCCAGAGACTGTTTGCTCGCCTTAAGATTTTCTTTGTACATCATATAAATGTTACTGTAATTGCACATGTCAAAGCCGCTTTCACAGTAATCCTCTATGACTTTATCCATTATTTTTCTATCTTTAGCTTTAGTGGCAAGTTTAAAGGCGTTGAGATTTTCTTTCTCCATCATACGCAGCATACTTTCCTGGCACATATCAAAACCACTCTCGCAGTAATCCTGCTTCACCGTTTCTTTTATAAACTCAATAACTTCATTTTTCTGAGCTTCGGAGTTATCAAAATCCATAGGATGGATAAAATCAGCTGCTGCCATAAACGAGGAAAAAAAGAGAGGAATGAATAATAGTTTGCGCATATAGATTAGCTCTTCCTTTAGTTTTCAATAATGTAGATGCGAAATATTACATCCAGAAACATCCTATCACCAGAAGATTTACAGGTCATTTTCAGTGGCTTTTACAGATGATTTTTTCATTAGGCGAAGCATTTTTTCAGCAACGACTGTCACTATCAGGCATAAAAAAGGGGCTTAGCCTTTGGCTAAACCCCTTATTAATAACAACTTTCGGATGTTGCGAAAGCGCTATCTTAGTTAAGACGCTCTTATGCAACCACACTGATTTATAAGGTTATTTTATAAAATACAGTTAGTTACGTGTATCTTTGGTGCATCGCGGTGCGACCTAATACATGCTGCGTGGACTATTTGTGGACACTATGACTAGCTAGTGGGTTCAAGCTGACCGCCTCTTCTAAATGATCCGGCGCAAAGTGCGCATACTTCATCGTTTCACGGATATTTGCATGGCCTAAGATGCGCTGTAGTACCAAAATATTTCCCCCATTCATCATGAAGTGTGATGCAAATGTGTGCCGCAATACATGGGTTTTCTGTCCATCAGGTAATGTGATGCTGGTCATCGCCAGCACTTTCTTAAAGTTCTGATAGCACGGTTTGAACATGCGTCTTTGTCTTAACGCTAGTTCATCATGTAGCCACTGTGAGATCGGAACTGTTCTATTTTTCTTACCCTTGGTCTTAAAAAAGCTCACTTTGAAAGGAGACAGTTGGGAGCGGGTCAGATTTTCCGCCTCACTCCACCGAGCGCCTGTAGACAGGCAGACTTTCACAATCCATGTTAGATCCTCATTGCCGTATGATTCACACGCCCGCAATAATTCATTTATCTGGGGGTGAGTTAACCACGCCATTTCCTTGTCTTCTTCTTTAAATATGCGGACACCATCTAGCGGGTTCGGCAGCGTCCACTCCCCTAACCTTTTCAGCTCACTAAAAACAGCAGTCAGGTATTGTAGTTCTCGGTTGACCGTTATCGGTTTCACAGCCCAACGCTCAGGGCTGTCATGGTATCCGTTACTGATTTCGCCCCGTAACCGCTTATCACGGTAGTGCGCAAAATCTTTAGCGGTAAAACGAGACGCTATTGGGTCACCCAACCCATCACAGACTATTTTCAGCTTTCCCATGCGGGAACTGATAGCAGAAAGGGATTGGCCGTGTAAGTGATACCAGAGATCGATAACTTCACTGAGACGACGGCGATCTTCTTTCTCTCCTAACCACGGCTTTTCACTGGCTTCATTCAGAGTGAATTGCTCAAAGACAACCGCTTCGCCTTTTGTGGGGAATGTTTTACGGACGCGCTTACTGTCGCGCCCGTTAATACGAAAATCAGCGCGCCATTCTCCAGAAGGGAGTTTAGTTACTGCCATGAATTTAACGCCTACTCTTCTTATATTGATTTACATATTCGTAAGAGTCCAAGATTTCTCCAGTTTCACGAATAATGACACCATCAATAATTCTGTCTACTCTGAACGTTCTCAATGCTTTTGCTGTATGACAATAGCCTGTGATATATATCAAGTCACATTCTTTTACATCGATAGTTCTATAGCTCTGCTTGCCTACAGAGTCTTCATATTCAAAAGCAATTTCTTTTAAATTAACCTTTGATGAAAAAACCCTGAATTTACCTGATTTTGTAGATACTTCTCCCGATTCATTTTTATTTTTATTGGCTGCTTTCTCTCTGTAGCTATAACCAGCAATCAATAAGCAAACGTTTAAAAAACAGAAAAAGTAAAGAATTGGGTAATCATTGAAAATCAAAGAAATTAAGGAAATGATAAAAAAAGAAAATGAATAACAAACAGAAGATATCTTAACGATCTTATCTGAGTAACGACCGCTGTAGCTATATCTAACAATATAAAATGAAAGGATAGCGCCAATAATACTGATTATTACATCCACTGTTTAAAAACCTCCAAGTTAAATATGTTTTTCCAACGTTAAGAAAACTAAGCCAACCGGTTTAACGTCACTGACATCACAATCAAACTGCGCAGAGCTACTGCTTACTTTGATCTTGTTCCCCGGCAATCGAGCGATATCGCAAACATCAATAGCCCCATCTAAATCAACGAACCAACGCCCATTACTGATGGTTTTTGCGTCTCTATCGATTACCCAGGAATTTTTAGTGCCGTCTACAAACGCGGGAGAGGACACAGAAGCAGGGATAAGTGCTTTATCACACGCCCATGATCCAACGGATTTTAGTTCGCCGGATAAGAGCTGGTATTTCGGGATATCCGTTACATTTTCATTAGCGGGTAGCGAGAACGCCGCTTCGCCTTTCATATCCCCCTGCCCTGTTACCAGCCACCGGAGAGAAACCCCGGTTTCTAGAGCACAAGTCACGACAATATCACCGGGGAAAAAATCACGGCGAACCCATGAACTGATCGTGCCAGATGACAGGTTGAAACGGTCACCTAACTCTTTTTGCAATTCAAAGCCGTAGGCATCTAACATGCGGCGAAGGATCGGCTTCCCCCCTGCTGAGAGCACCATGTCATAAAGGCTTTTTCCTACAAGTCCCTGTAATTTATTAGAACCACCTTTTAAACTTGAATTTTCAAGTTCTCCAGTGGCCAGCCATTTAATATCAACGCATGTATCTAAAGCGCAAGTAACAATAGCGTTACCGGGAATGCTTCCTCTTTGAATCCAGCCGCTTACATTAGATGCATTTATCCCCATAGCATCTGCCAATGATTTCTGGCTATCAACATTGTAGGCGGTTAGAAACCGTTCATATATCGCATTAACATCGTTGCCTTCAAACCACATAGCAATCCAACCAATAAAAATGCATTGATAAAAATACATTGCTGTTTTAGGATGCCCCTCAGTAGGACAAAATGCACGCCAATGCACTAAAACAACAGCCAACTAGAGATATTGATTTATGACACCACAAATTGCAATCCCTTCCGGCAAGGACGTCATGACCTATGACGAGTTTGCCGACGCCTATGGATACAGCCTACGAACCGTTAAACAGATGGTTGCCGATGGCGATCTCCTTATCATGCCTCGTAAAAAAGAAGGAAGTGCCGCCCGTATTAACATGGTTGCTTTCCGTGCCCGACTGCTACAGCAAGGTATCAATTGCCGTTACGTTGCTGCGTAAGTTAAACTTAATTATTTAAGTTAACAGGGATGATGACTATGTTTGATTACCAAATGGCTAAACAACCGCACTTCAACAACGCTTGCCGGGCATTTTCCAACAAGCAAAATCTGGCTGATGTGGCCGAACGTATCGGCATGAATGCGCAAATGTTGCGTAACAAACTGAATCCAGAACAGCCGCACAAACTGACGTGTGACGAGTTGTTGACCATCACCGATGTAACCGAAGACGCCACGCTGATCGATGGGCTTTTGGCACAGCTTAATTGTCTGCCAGCCGTGCCAGTGAATGAGGCAAAGGCGGAACGCCTAACCACGTATGTATTGCAGGCAACCGCCGCAGTGGGCGCGGTAGCTGCTGAAAGCGTATCAGATGAGCGTATGACGCCAGCGCGTCGGCATAACGTTATCGAGAGTATCAACGCGGGTGTGCGTTATTTGTCGCTGGTCGGCTTAACGTTACAGACGCGTATTCAAGCTAACCCCGCGTTAGCGTCAACCGTAGATGCACTGAGCGGTATTAGTGCGTCGTTGAATATTGGGTGAGGTGAAGCTAATGATTTCTATTGCTCGTTTACTCATAAGCCAGTCTCCAGCGCCTATTATTCAAGGCGGCGGCTGGCTTGAATTACCTGATGGTCGGCGTTGTCAGCCTACACCGCGTCAGGTGTATTTTGCGCCGTGGAGCCAGAAACCCTATATACCAGCCAGAAAGAAATGCTCGGTACGGTTGCGGATTCTGTCTGTATGGCAGCGTTTGACTGGTGCTCAGGGGGAAGCATGACAGCATTCACTGTTAGCAGTATGCAGAATTTACCCACAGGACTACGCAACGTGATCGGCAAACACTTTGCTGATAGCCGCTGGCGTGAAACCTGCGCGTATTACAACAGCCTGCATGAGCGCGACCGCTTGACCATCTGCTTTCATGCACAGATGAAAAAGAGCCAAACCGTTTACCGTCTTGACGAAATGCCAACCGCAGAGCGTGAGCGGATTGTTTGCGCTATTGATGAACTGCGCCGGGCTTTTTCAAAGGTGCGTAGTCGGGGCGTAAATACGTCAACGTTTCTGAGTTGGTTAAATGTCGGCGAGAGAAAAACCCTATTTATGCACGCTGGGTTAACTGAAAAAGAATTTAATCAACCCTATTGGCGCATTGACGATGAGTCATGCCAATGGCGTAAACCAATATTACGCGCATTAAATGAGCTTGTGAGTTTATTTGAAGATGCCCCC